TCTGGGGTAAAATACCTACGACCTTCCTCTGTAGTTTTTCGAGTGAGTTTTGGAAGCACGATGTCGTGTTCTACATGTGTAAACATAATATAGCCTTTTTCAATTTAATTCTATAGTAACACAGAACTATCCAGATGTCAACTACTTTATTAAGCCTCAGCTAAATGCGCGGCATAAGCATCCTTAACCGCTTGTGTATGAATTGCGTTACAGATGGCTTGCACCTCTGTGCTTTCGTTAGCCAAGTCTGTTGAGCTAATGTCTGGTGCGACTACATGGCGTGAGAAGGATCGGCTGATCTCTACACCGTCACGCTTGATGACCGTGGCTGTACGCACCTGAACGTGCTTGAAGTCGCCTACGATCTCTATTTTGTCTTGTACTGTTTCTTCTGTTAAGGCCAATGTTTTTCTCCTTGTTGTCCGTTAGAGCTATCCAACTCTAATATTAAGAATGGTCTTTGATATACTGTATTGCGTTTTGCAAAACTTCAGCGTCTTCTCTAAAAGCACCTATGCCTACGTTACATTGATGACATAGTAATGCTCTAATCTTCCCCGTGGTGTGACAATGATCTACATGAGCCACATTTGCTTTTCTCTCTTCGGGTGCGTATAAGTCTACCTCAATAAAGCAGATAGCACACTTACCACCTTGGTCTTCGTACATAGCTACAAAATCGTCTAGCTCTATACCGTACCTATACCTTACGTTTCTACCACGAATAGTCAAGGGTGTATCCTTTGGTCTACACTCTTTACAAGTCCCACGAACACCATGCACACCTGTAGGATTCTTTGCAAAATCAGAGATAGGCTTTGTCGTCTTACAAGTTCTACACTTCTTGACAAGTGCCATCGTTTATCTCCTGTGATGGTTGGACTGACTACCCTGTGATCCAACAGGGGTGGTTATTGAGTTTGATAGGTCAATGTAAAATAAAATGAACCGCTAGAACCTAAATTACTATGCACCATAGTTGTGTAATTAGTAGTTGACTGTATATAAAAACGTATTGTTGTAGCGTTACTAGAAATATAAGGAAAATAAGGGCCGTTACTGAGGTAATCTGCAATCATACTACCTTGAGCCGTGTGGTCTGATGCCTTAGTAGTAAACGGAACTCCACCCACTGTAACGCTAGTACCACTAGAGGTATCACTAAAACCTGAAAACTTTGCACTTATTGTAATAAGTGTTCCTACTTTTACATACCAAGCATTTTCCGCAGTAACTGTTCCTGAGCTTATAGTAGGTGTCCAAGTTCCCTCCTCATAGTCATCCAGCAGATTAGCCGACCCAGTGCCGCCAAGGTAGACACCGCCAGAGAGGTAGAGGTCTTTGAACTTTTCCACACTTCCGCCTAAGTCATAAGAGCCAGTTGTAGTGGGGACAAAGGCTGTCGATTTAAAACCATAGTAGTCAGTAGAGCCAACACCTAGGTAACCAACCGTGTTTGCTGATCTGAATGATGCTCTTGTTCCAACTATACTCCCAATACTCCCCACAAGGCCAGTATCTTTATAAAGCTCCATAATGGCGCCATCTGAACTTAGTCTATTTGCAGCAAACGGAGCAGCTCCACTTGCAGTGCTGTACACTTGACCAGTCGGCAAAATCCTAGCGCCAGCATCAGCAAGACTTGTACTCGTCTTACCCACCAGCAAGTTACCGCTGCTGTCGATGCGCATGCGTTCTGTAATAGTTGAACCAGAGCGAAAAAAGATATTACCAGTATCGTTTAGGTTTATATATAGATGCTCTTGATGCTTCTGCATTTCTGCGTTGCCGTCATTATTCGTAACACGAACAATAACAGTTGCGGTAGTTGTGTCAGATACCTCTAGCTTCTGACTAGGCGAAGTCGTGCCAATCCCGACATTACCGCTGGCATCGAGGCGCATGCTTTCGCCACCAGCAGTGCCAATTCCTAGTGTATCATTCGAGTGGTTATAATTTAAATAGCCTCTATACCTTTGATTACCAGATGTACCGTCTGCAAATGCAAACATACCCGAATTGCCTGTATCAGACACAATAGTTATACCAGACTGAATCGCACTACCTGTGTCTACAACTAATTGATTAGCGTAGTAAGAACTAGGCGAACTCGTACCAATCCCGACCGATCCTGACGATGTGATGCGCATGCATTGAGTGTCATTTGTTACGAACACAAGAGGCGTAGCCGTCTTAGTCCCCATTAATGTCTGTGCTGCGTATGTTTGCGTGTAGCTTGTAAGAGTGCCGCCTACAAAACCTTCAACGCCTGACATTGTGCTGCCATTAACACCGACAGTCGTATATCCCGCACCGTATGCACTAGGCGAACTCGTCCCAATTCCGACATTACCGCTAGTATCTTCAGTGATACCATCAGTTGTAATTCTGCCAGTTACGTCAATACCTGTGGAGGTGGTGGCCAATTTCGCGCTATCTGCATACGACAATGTTCCGGCAGCGGTCTTCCCGCCGATCGCGTTGATGATCGTGTCGAGGCTATCGAGATCCGTGTTTAGCTTCGTTCCCCACGTATCCTCTGACGCGCCTACCTCTGGCTTCGTTAAGCCATATGCCGTTGTTGTCGTATCTGCCATGTCATTCTCCTATGCCGCATCGGCCCAAGTTTCGCTTGAAGCTGATGCCGGTGTCCAATCCGTCGATGTGGGGGATACAGCCGCCCAGCTTTCTGGCGTGCTGCCCGCATCTTGCCACGTTTTGCTGTTTTCCGCAACAGGCGTCCACGTCTCAGGCGTGTCAGGCTCAGGCTCCCACTTCTTGCGACCACTTGCGACCACAGACGCCGCGCACACGATAACCGACGCAGCATTCTGCACGCGGTTGCATGTGGCGCTGACAGTTGCTACGCAGGCGGCGGTGGCGCTGTCCTCGAATATCGCAACGGCGCTTGCCGTTGTGGACGCCTGCACAGCAATCGCAGCAGCGCCATCACGAACCCTCAGACCAGACGCAGCAACAGTCGCCGCAGCGGATATGGACGCAGAGCCGCTTTGCACACGGTTAGCGGCAGCCGTAACGCTGGCAGACGCCGCAATCGTGGCAGACGCCTCCCTGACGCGCGTGGCAGACGCCGCAACGGATGCGGCGACGGCAATGGTAGCGCTGCCCTCTCGAACGCGATCAGCGGCAGACGCGGTGGTCGTAACCGTCTCGATGATCGACGCCGCGCCGCGAACGCGCACAGACGCAGCGGCGGTGGCAGACGTGACGGCAACAATGGAGGCAGCGCCAATAATAGCGCCGTCCAAGCCGTAGTTGTAGCTGCCGTAGGTGCTTCGCCCGTAGCCGCTGCGATACGTCATTAGTCTAGCGTGATGTCGAGATCGCCCGCAGGAATGCGGAACACGTCGCCGGTGTCAATCGTCTTGCTGGCAGTCAGGTTGGCGTAGGCCAGCAGATTGCCGCCAGATGACGCGTCGAAGATGCCAACGGCGACAACGGTGCCATATCCCGCCGTGGCGACGGGCCACTCTTCGGCGGCGCTGTTTGTGGCCGTGTTGCCTGACACGGTGAACGCCGTGGCCTGACGCGCGTAGCCGCCGCCGGATACCTCTGTGCCGCCGCCGGTGTCGTCAGGCGCAACGGTGTAAAGCGCGGTATACCACGCTGTCGGGCGTGTCGCGCTGTTGGTGGTGAACGCCCATGTCAGGACGGTTGTCTCGAAGGTGTTGGTGAAGCTCATCTCAATACGCCTTTATCTTCATGCGGCGACCAGACCCGCCAAATTTCGCTTTATCATTGTCTGCATTTATACCACCAATCGCGTTCGCCTGCAAAGACGCCCAAACGGCAATGCGCGCATCGTCTTTCAGATACGGCGCAGAATGCACCAGCGAGCTGTATAGGTAGGCGTCGGGGAAGTATTCCAGCAGCCAGTTTGACGTGTTGCTGTCGGACAACGCGTCGATCTTGGCGTAGTAATACAGCTCCGTCGAATATGTGCCATCGGGAACGGGAAACACCTCGATCTCGCCAGCCGTGATCGCGTAGTAGCGCGGCTCGTAGGTGGCGTTGGCCGTGCGGCGCTTGCGCTCTAGCAGCTGAAACTGGCTCAGCAGCTCAAGCGGCTGCGTGTTGCCGGAGGTAATATACATCCGTATGACCTCGTAGAAGTCGGCAGGCACGGCGCTGTACTGCGTATCAATATTGGCCGTAGCGCGCTTCTCCTGACGCCAGTGGCGTATCTGGCGGTTCATGTCTGCCTCGGCCAGCGAAATAAACGTCGGGATGACGCTCGTCAGGTCATCGCGGTCAAGGAAGTCTGCGATGCTGGATTGCAGCTCTGCGTATGTTGTTATGGGCATTGTGTTGCCTTTATCACTGTGTTAACATTCACCCCTACATGGGAGGATAGCATGATTGACGTAGATTTAGCTAGAGAGCTGATCGTTTTAAAAGCCAAAGACCTTGGCTTGGAAGACGAAAAACTTGACCAGATGGACGAACTGGTGTGTGAGCTTTTAGGTATTGAAGACGCAGACCCGCTCATCTTTCCATCCTAGACAAGTAATCTAATATACCCTCAAGCACTTCCGGCGTTATTTGCTGCGCTGGCATAATGGTTTTAATTGCATGCGTTTTGTGCGCTTCATTTAACGCCTGACCGCTTTTGGTTGTTTTGCCTTCCATCGCGTCATACACGTTGCGGAACAACAATCCCTGCGGAACAGGTGGAAGAGATCCAGCATAATCACCGGCGATCTGTGTGTTATACGTTGAGTGCGGAACATTAGCGCGTGGCAAGTTGCCTTTTGGCTCGTTGTACATAAGCGGCGCAGACGTATCTATCTTTGCGGCTCCAAGGCCAAACATGCCAGCGGGCATATCTCTTTGCGTTGGGTCGGTTACGCTGTAACGCGCCTCCGCTGGGCTTGGAAAACCTTGCTCCTGCATGGGCGCGCTTTCCATAAGTCGGATAAACGATTTACGTTTTGGCGAAGATGTTGACGTGACCCATTCGCGCAGCTTTGGAGAAAGAACGCCGACAAAGTCGGGATCTATTGCGCGCATAACCTTGTCAAACTCTTTAGCTGATTTCTTGGTTATCTTTGCGCCCTTCACAAGCTCGGCCATTGCAGCGCCAGTAAATGTGGCAAAGTCATTAGCGTCTGGAGACATGCTGCCAGTAAGGCCAAATATATCTGCGCCCTCAAAGTCGCGTGACGCTTTTTCTGCTTCACTTTCAATGCGCTTGATAATGTTTTGGTTTGACGCCCAAATAGCGCGGTCTTGCTGAGCCGCTGGGCCGCGCATGAAATCAACGCCGCCTTCTGTATATACCGGCTCGTCAAATTTTAAATCGTTTACGCCCTCAACTAACAAGCCGCGTGCTGTGCGATCGCCATAAAACGGCAAAACAACTTTGCCCTCCATGTCTTCCCATGACATTGGCTGACGCGGCAAGTTTTCGCCAGTGTCCGACATTTGCACGTCAGTGTCTGAAAGGTAGCCGCGCATTTTTGGCTTTTGATAGCCAAGCGGATCAAGCTCTTCTTTTTTTGGCCCTCGCCCAGATGCAGCTGACGTCAGCAAGCCAGTAGGCTTTGAAGCATTCGCCGCCATAATATTAGACAAGTGCGCTAGTCTTGGGTCGGCGCGTGCAGAACGGGAGCGGATGTTGGCGGGGTCAAAAATCGTGTATTCGCCAGCGCCGCCTACGCCTGCGAAGCCTTGCTCGGAAACCCTTTGCTCTGCCAAGCGGTCTGCGGCGTCTCTAGTTACGGCGCTACCTTCACCAAGGTCTTCCATAGCTTGCAGAAAAATATCATCGTAGCTGCCGCGCTCCATCAGTTTACCTTTGGTCAGCAGCGGATAATATGTGCCTGACGTGCCAGCTTCCCGACCTCTTGGCTCCGCGTAATATCGTGAAACGCCTATGTCTCCGTCTCTGACGGGGTCAACATAAACACCCCGCCCGTAAGCGCCAGCGGTGGACGGACGGAAAGCCAATATGTCAGGCGTTTCAGTAGTGCCAGCCGTTTCCTTTGACGTGCCGTGCATGCCCTCGCGCCTATATCCCATCTGGAACAACCGCTGCGCGCGGCTCTCTGCATCCATCGGCAAGTCGTAATTTTCAAACAGATACTGGTTTAGCTGCGTCGTCTTTACGCTGTCGCCCATGTCAAACATGTCGTCGGTAATATTGGCAGCGTCGCCCTCCTTCAGCATGCTAAGTATCATGTCGCCGCGTTCTTTCGGGGCGCTTGGCAGCGATGGCTTCTTTGGCCTTAATGTGCTTGCGGCAAGCCCACCGCCAGTCATGGCCAAGCCTGACATAGCAAGCGCATCGTTTAAGGCGTCTGCGCGTGGCGGCACGCCTTGCGCGTATTCTCTAGCAGACTCAACGCCGCGCGTGCCGCCGGCAATAAGATCCACCAAACCCTGCGGCACGGCAGGCGTAGCTTGGCCAGACCGTAAAGCGTCAAATATAGACATCCCTTGCGGTGCGTCTACCGGCAAAAACGTAGACCGGCGCTTACCCTCTTCCGGCGCAAGCAGCCCCATCAGCTTGCCCGCCATGCTGTTGCGGTTGCGATATTCGCGGCGCAGCTCGTCAAGCTCCGCAGGCGTGCGATACATCGCCTCTTCCTGCATCTGCAGATTAAAGTCGCGCGGCGACAGGTTAAATATGTCTATGGTAGCCATATCAACAATCCCACGCGCGGCGCGACCAGTAATTCGCGCTCAGTTTGCTCGACTTGCCCTTGATGCCGCCGGAGCGTGCGCAGTAGGACGCCTTGCGCTTAGGCTGATCCTTCTTAATGGACATATTGGGATCGCCAAAGTTGATCTTCTTCACCGTGTCGCCCTCAACCGCCAGCACCTCAAACTTCTTCGGCCCGCCGCGTCGCGGCTTATTCACCGCCGTAAACCCGTGGCGCTTCTTCGCTGCTGCGATCTTCTCTGCCCTCGTGCGGCTCATTACGCGGTCTTCTTCTTCGCAGTCTTCGCGGCCTTCTTAAACGCCTTCGCGGTGGGCGCGCCCTTGCTGCCTACCTTGCGCATCCTTTCGCCAGACCCAGCAGCAATGCGCTTACGCTTCGCGTGGATGTTGGCGTATAAACCCTTCTTCGGCATCCTAAGCTCCTTCGCCCCACTGGACGCACTTATAATCGGTTACGCGGTATGTGGGAAACACCTGCCGCGCGTATTCCAGCCCGCTTGGTATGGATTGTATGCACTGGCTCTCGCTCTGCATCACGGGGCTGCCAAACGCAAAGCAACCACCCTCAACGCTGCACAGCAAGAGCAGCGCCGTCCACATTAATTGTAAGCGCCCCTGCGCTTCTTCGCCATACACGTTCCAGCGCGCTTGCATGCGGCGGGTGTCGGGCAGCCCTTACACGGCTTAAACTTCGGTGCTCTCATGTCACACGTCCTCCGTTATATCTTCCAGCA